GCTTTGAATATATTTCAATCCGAATAAATCATCGGAAGACCATGGCGAAACAATCTCATATGGAGTTGCCCCGTCCAATACCGGTTCATTGTTTTTATAAAACCGTACATATTCATTCCCGAGCTCAAGAATATACGCATCTGAAGAACTGAACTCAAAACTTATAATCCTGACTTTATCATTCAGCTTACTTTCCGCAACAAATTTTATACACGGACGATTTACAGCTCCTCCATATGGAAGAACGCTCCAGTTCTCCATTACTATACAACCCGAGTTATATTTACTCAGGTCGGTTCTTGCATACATATACGGGCTTAGTTCTCCCGCATTGAAGCTGTTTATGACAGGATTGTTTGCCATTGTTATACCTGATTGCGAAGATGCCAATAGGGAGATTTTTCTCCAAGACACCGAAGGGAAAGGTCAATTACTTTCGGATCAGCTTCTTCTTTAGATTCTATCTCAACAATTTCTTCTATCTGTTTAGATTCCGTCTCAACATCATAGCTTTCAATCACATTGTCAGCCATTGTCTGGTTCCAGTGAGTCATGCCGGTAATTTTTTTTGCCTCTTCCAGCGTATGCCCGTTATTTTCAGCCCATGTTTTCAGATTCACGGCAGTTCTCCATAGTTTTCACGTGAAAAGGTCATGTTCATATCTTCAAATGACCCGGATGAATAATTTGCTTCCAGCCAATCACTGTCAATTCTCGGCATATTATATCCCTCAAATCCGTTTACCCTTCGTGCTTCAGGAAGAATAACTTCTGAAACCTCGTTCTCAAGCGATGCGACAAGGTTTTTGTCTTCAGTAAAAGAAAATGCCAGCTTAGCTGCGAGTGATGTATAAAAAGCCTTTATAAATAACGGTGGATAAAGATTAGGGTCTATTATATATTTAATATAAATAAGATATGCTTCGCTTATATTGCTGTAAATTGTCCTTCCGACAACGTTCCATTCATTCATGTATCTGAGGCTTGTTGACGATCCGTTGTGCCGTAATTCAATCGGACGTATGCAATCACCAGGGAACGGGTATGAAAAATCCCATCCGAAAGTCGGTTCAGTTACAGATGCTGAAAGCTGTGCGTAGCACTTTGCAAAGTTCCATGTATGTGAAGCAAGCAGCTCTTTAAGTGTTGGTTCGTAAAATTCTTTACATAGAAATGATTCAGTAGAACCGTCATCTAATGATGTGATCAGAGACGCGTTGTCGCCGACTTTGGAAAGAGCAAGATTGCAAATCTGTTTCGTCGTATAGGACATTCACGGCTCCTTAATTAAACGGGGGACAGCCGAAGCCGCCCCCACCCGTTTTTAGTTTTTAGGCGTCATTAACGACAAGAATATATCCTGATATCTTGTCAGAAGACATCGTGCCCGTAAGATTTCCTACAATCTTTTTGCCTCCGGCGGCGACAGGCTCTCCCTGAAAGTTTTGAAACCCTGCTGTTGCTAATCCCAGACCTGAAAACAATGATTCTACATTACCGGTTACCCCCATATCAAGAGCACCGCTTACAATAGCTGTATTTGTAAGGTGAACCCCGATAACGTAAGTATTCGGAGGAAGCACTTCGCTGAACTCCATTGCTTCGTCACTGTATACCCCGTCAGTATCAAATAAAACCGGAATGTATTTTACTGTTCCGAGGTATTCGTAAGGGCGGACTTTCCCTGCCGCAAGGCTTGTTACTACACTTGAATTTGCCATTTTTTTCTCCTGTTTGATTATTAATTAAGCTTCTGCGCAAGGAATAACATTAACTTTTTCTTCTTCCATGCGTACCGCACCCATTGACATTTTCACGAAAGCATACCAGTCAAAGCCTTTATCTGCGCGTTCGCTTATTTTTGCGGTAATGTCGGGATTTACCTCGAACAGGGCCGCATCCTGAACAAACGAGAAACATGCACGAATTCCGGTGCCGTCTGTATCAATCCACGTACCGGTCTTTGTGTCAATATCAGTATCTGCAATATTGAATCCGGTTCCGGCAGAATTCATGTAAGGAATTATATTTGATACAACAAAATCGCATCCCATATAATTTTTAATCATCATTCCGCCGCCGTCTATCGGACGCGCCGAGCTGTAATCAAGATTAATGAATTCATCCTGACGCATCATGTCTCTCCACTGTTTATAAGAAATAACAATACAGGGACGGTAACGCTCAATATCAACATTGTTGGAACCAAAGGTTTCAAGATTAGCCAGAAGCTTCTCATAAGTGAAGCCGGTATTTCCTGAATCCGCGCCGAGCGTAACAGGAATAATGTTGTCGGTATCAAATGCTATCGATGTTTCCCCGTTGTCTCCGCCCTTCGCTGTTCCCAGCATCGCCTGAGTGATGACGATATCTTCCTGACGACGGAATTTATCCATCATGATACCAAGCTTTGCTGTCTTGATCTCTGTTCCGATTTTTATGACATCAGCCCAATCCATGAACTGGCCGTCATCAAACTCAGAGCGGGATACACGACGGCGACTGTAATCTGCTTCACTCACAGGAGAGTCGCTGAATCTTGTAGTTTTTCTGGAAGGAAGTCCGCCGCCGCTAATGCGCTGGTAAACCCCTTCTTTTCGATATAGATCGCCGGTTGCCTGTACTACTTTCGAGCGGAACTTTCCGCCGATTGCTTCTACCGTTTTGCGAACCGACCGGTCAAACCCTGTTACATACGTATAGAGTAGGTCTTGTGACATTTTTTTCTCCATTCAGTTATCAATACGAACATCTGGCTGTTAAGCCGTTTTCGGCTTGATAGTCCGCACCTGCGGGTCTTACCTAGGTTTTAAGCCTCCCGGCTTCGGTGTCTAAGTAAGGCTCCTGATGGAGTAATCTTCTGTTCACCGCATTTATGTATATGAAATCTAAATTGTTTTTGTCAAGAAAGTTTTTTCAATAATTCCGTCCGCTGTTTTACAAGCGACTGATATTCAGGGTCTCTTGTGCTTCCATCCCACTTAATCATTTTAGTTTCAATATCATCAAGGGAGTCACTAACCGTTGCAAGAGTTTCTTTCTGTGAGTTCTCTACAAGCTTGTCATTGCTTACAGCCGGCACCAGTTTTTCAATAACCATTTTTAAAAATTCAGGCTCACGTCCAAGACCCAGATCGTTTATTTTATCTGTAATTCCAAGATAATCCGTTGTCTGTTTCACCTTGCTTATGTTATATTCGTATTTGTTTCCCCAATCTTTGCGAAGCGAGGACTCAGCTTCCTGCATCTGGCTTTCAATCTGCTTTGATATTCCTTCTGTCGCAGATATAGCCCGCTGTGTATCCCATTCGGCAAGAGCCTTTGCCTGCTCTTTGCTTAAGGATATCTTAGAGGCAAGTTCCTTAAATTCATTCAGGGCTTCCTTGCTGTACGGAACGTTTTCAGGAAGTTCGGGAACGTCAATCTCATATCCTTCAGCATTACCCGGAATTCCCATGATTTCACGGCGCTTTGCAGCAATCGATTCATCTTTAGATGTCCAGAATTCTTCAAGCTTCTTCCCGACAAGCCCCTTGGTATTGACATAGCTTTTGTTCAGATCAACAATATTTTTGATCTGTTTAATCGAACTGTGGCTTCCGAGATCATCCGGCAGGGAAGAATAAAACTCATCTTTAAATGATCCATCAGGATTAATCAGTTTTGTAAAATCCGTTTCTGTAGATTTATTCTCAATAACAGATTTAACCTGTTCGTGATTTTGGTTGTCTTCTGTATTCGTTACTTCATCCGCGACTGCATTGTCGATTACTGTGTCCATATTTATTTCTCCTTTGTTCCTTTAATCATTGTTATTAAATACAGATATGTATCCCGCTTGCCGTTCTTATACGCCATGTTGACCGGATCGGATGTATCTGTAAACGCTTCCCATCCGCAAACTTCCATGAGATCATTTAAGACCGCTTCCCCCTCAGGAGTATCAAATACATACGAATATGCACCTAAAAGTTTTTTGTTTATATTCATTACTGCCCCATGATCATTGCTACAGGACTTCCTTCTTCAGGAGCTTTGCCTCCCTTTAATACGGCGTCCCCGATGTTAGGAAGGTTGTTCATAAGCTGCTGCTGTTTCTGCGCCTCTGCAGCGGCCTCTCGTTCTTTCTGTACAGTTTCAGGAGATTTAAGAGCATTCATACTTGCAGAGTTTGCAAACCATGACTGACGGAACAGCTTGTCTCCGTCTACATTTCCCAGCGGCTGAGCCATCTGCGGAACATATTGTGCAAGTTCTGTAAACATCTGAAGAGTCTGAAACGCACCTGAAACTTCAAAATTCTTTGTGGCCAGTGAAAGCTTTCCTACATATTCAATTTCAAATTCAGGAGAATCTTTAAGCTTGTCCGGCATTTCGGGAAGCATGTTGCGCTTTGCAAGAACGTAATATACGAAGGAGACAATCTTATTGATAACCTCATCCTGATAACGATTAACAAACGGGGCAAGCGCCATTAAATCGGTTGACATCCGTTGATTCACCTCGAATGCCGTCATGTTTCTGTATTCGTCAAGTGGACGGAATAAATGGTTGAAGAATATTCTGCGTATCGCCGCCTCATGCAGTTCAAATATGCTTTGCGCAATTCCAGGGTCTCCGTTCGGAGTAAGTCGTTCCGGCTTCCCAAGGGGACTGTTTGATCTGAATTTTACAATTGCACCGGCCCGGTTTGGATTGCTTGTGAATGTTACGCTGTCATCATCAGGAATAAGCCATTGAGGATTTGCGTGGTTTTCTGCCGAGATAAGCATTGATTTATAAATTGAGTTTGTCCGCCTTGCAGTCGAAAGGGACATGCTCATAGGCCCTCTTCCGTAATCTTCACAGTTTCCTATAGAAAATCTGCCGACAAAATAGGGCATGTAATCATATCCGCCCTCTTTAATAATCTGTTTTGTTTTGCTGCTTATATAAACAGACGCAAACGGCTTGTTTTCTTTATTTATCTTGCTTGGATCATATTCGGAGCGCTTGCGTACAATATGAATCACTCCGTATTTGCTGTCATATTTTTCATTTCCAGATCTCATGATATCAATAATTTCATCAAGAGACGCCTGTTTAAGTTCTTCTTTGCTGAACTCCTGTATCATCTGTCGGGCTGTTAGATTCATTTCACGTCCTACCGTATCAACCCGCCCCTTGTTATCCAGCATGATCCTGAAATCCGATACAGTAAAGCTTTTGAACCGTACGATACTGTCGTCATCTTCTTCCCCGTACATGCAGTTTGTACCGAAACATCCTAAATCAAGAAGCGCCTCCTGCTGTTCCTGTGCAAAATTGCTTTCAATAATCACTCCGTGAATCAACCGGCTTACCCTCTCGTAGTAATCCGCAACCTCTTCATCGTCCATCATTGACGGAACCGGATGTTTTATTTTAGCCCATACAGTCTGAGACGGGAACATATAGCTGAAAAATCCTGATGCAAAATTCCAGTTTGCTTCTACACAGGTGTCAATCATTCTCTGTGCAGGTTTTTCCATCCCCTGTACACGAATACTTGTAATGTTGTCTTTGCGCGGAAGGCACCAGTCCGCAGATTCCTGCCACATTTTTTCCCAGTTCGAGGCATTGTCATTCATTGACTTCCACAATTTGAAGTAATTAGAGCCGTCCATTATTCACCAAGAAGGGTTTTTATCGCTGTGTCTGCAGGGTTTACCTTTTTTGTCAAAAGGGTTGACATCCGTCCGCTGCTTGAAAGAATCCGCCGTTTTTCAGCGGTTTGAGCCTGCTGTACATCCGCAGATGTTTCTGTCGGTGCAGGTGCAGGAGATGTCGGTTCCGGCGATGATATTTTTGTTGCTTTCTTCGGTGACAGTGCTGATCCCATGGTATAATCTCCTTTTCAATTCATCCATTCTGTACGTTTTCCACTCTCCCCGTCTCTCAAACGCAACAAAAGGAAGATCAAACGGCGCAATTGCGAATATTCGTTTTATATTTCCTGCGAAGTAATGTATTACCCATACATCAAATTTGTCAAGAGTTTTATTTATACTTTGTTCAAATAACATATCAATCGAATACGGATATGCCAAAACAAAAATATCATCTCCGCTATAGACATACCGGTTCGGTTCAAAAAATTCAGCAACCATCGAATCAAAACGTGGACCGTAAAATTTCTTTGCGTAATCTATCGGCCTAGACGATGATGTATTCATTATCCCATTCCATTTTTGTTTTTCTTTTCGGCCTGTTGACGATATACGGTTCTACAAGACCAAGATGGCGGGCCATCGACATCATTCTTACACTGTCTGCTCCGTGACTTGCCCCGCTGCATATCACACAATTGTTCCTGTGACACGGCTTTCCGGTAGATTCACTTGCATGATACCGGCTCAAATGCCCGAAAAGACGCCTGCATGAATCCATATCCAGATGAAATTTCTTAAAATCCCTTCTGACAATCTCGATATCGTTGATGACAAGATCACTCTTCGGGACATACCTGAAGTCAAGTCCGTACATGCTTTTTGCTGTCTCTGCCATTCCTTCTCCGGTCCACGTATTTGATCGTTTCCCGTCATGCGGGATGAAGTGTCCCCCATACCGGTACGGTTTTGTTGACATGTAATCTATGTAATGCCCGCGAAGTTTTCCGGTATTTTCATAATAATCGATAATAAACACATTGCTGTCACAGCTGTCCATCTGCGCAAAAGTAATTGTTGTTTTGTCACTGTCAAGCCGTACTCCGCCTAAATCCCAGAATGTATAAACAGGTTTCTCAGGATTCCATTCTGCTTTCGTACGCCCCTTGATCTTCATTTCGCTAAGTTCAAAGCTGTAGTAACTTCCCTCAACATGACTGACCGCTTCATTAAGATATTCCTGCCTTGCCAGCGAATAGCTCATCCCGGAATCAACTTCCCATTGAATGTTCCTGAATAGTTTCCCGGTAATCGGATCAATTTTTCCTTCAAGCTCAGGATTTATGCAGATTTTATATTCTTCAGGATAGCTTTCCGGCGTTATCCAGTAGTACGCTTTTGTATCTTCCGGTGTAAGCCACTCCGTATACCATCCCGGTACATGTTTATTTCTCTGGATATCTTTGTACAGATGGTTATCCATGCCACGCATGGTTCCGTTGAATATGCTCCATCCATCATTCTGTCTCAGAATCGGCCTGATAAAGTCGTAAATCTCAGGCTTGTGCGACTGCCACTCAGTAAAAATAAATCCCCGTCCGTCGTTCCCGAATACTTTTCCCCCGTCTGTTCCTTTCATTCTGATTATTGATCCGTTGATAAGCTGAACATAATGATCCTGATTATGCTTCCTTACTACGTATTCAGGCGGGCATAGAAGATCAACCATATATCCGCTTTTACCGTCAATCGTCGTTATGTTATCCCATAGAATTTCTTTACCAAGCTCAAGCGTCGGGAAGCAATAGTAATATGTTCCAACAACTTTTAAAGCCTCTCTGACCGTATAGCTGAAACAGGTTACATCTTTTCCTCCTCGACGATGATTGCTAAGAATTGCGTGTTTCGCCCCGCTGTCCATTGCATTCCAGAAAGGAAGCTGGTACGGCCTAGGAGTGATTACAGGAATCTTCATTCGCTTCCTTAATCTCCAGATCAATCATTTTTTTTGCCAGCTTCAGAAGATCGTAGCTTTTCGGAAGAGCATCCTTGAAGTCTATCAGTTCTATGCTTATATCCCTGTCCGCAGCCTTCAGGCCATAGATGTCTTTGAACTGCGCAAGTTCAGCAGCCGTAAGTGATCCGTCCATAAGCTTTCCATCAAGAAATCTTGTCAGCTCTTCTGATCGTTCTTCGTTCGTGAGAAGCCTGCCTCTGCTTTCAACAAGGTTTTTCTTTTCCCATTTCTTACGCTCTGCGCTGATTCCTTCTTTTTCCCAGAATTTTCCGTATTTTACTACATCGCTCCAGATTACCCTGGCAAGCGTATTCGCCTCTGAGTTTCCTATGTCTGTATTATTCTTTATCGTAGCATATATGCTCTGCTGATTCACTGTACCGCCCTGTTTATATTTTATACCGTATTCTTAATCATAATCAAAAATAAGTTGTCCGGGTAAAGGCTTTAAGGATGCCGGACTCACCCCAAAAGGCCGGTGATGAAAGTACCGGTAAGCCTTCTGACAAGTTCTCATTTATGATAAATTTTTCCTCAGGTCAAGCAATTTCCTGCTCCTGTTTTCCTTGAGCCTCATTTTTTTCTCCCTTTTTGTACTCACTGCATTTGTTTTCAGGATGGTCTGCAGGACAATCACCGCATCGATCCTCTTTTTCCCAGCATTTCATTCCTCTTTCCACATGTCTATTCATAGTCATACCCACATTCTTCTTTTTCTTCCGCTAACTCAGTTCCGCTTTTTATCGCCCCTCTTCCAATGAGTCTCTCAAGCCCGTTTATCCCATCCTGTTTTATCCGCTGTATGAATATCCATCCCATTAGTTCCTCAAGATCATCACTAAGCCCCCTCTCTATTGCCTTTTTTACTGTCGATTCCCGGCAATAGGCCGCTTTCGCTATCTCTAAACTGCTGTATCTCTGTTTCATATCGTGCACCATAGACGACATTTGTCGCCTTTTCAATAAAATTTTACTTCTCTTTTTTCAAATTCGACGACATTTGTCGTATTCCCAAGCGACATTTGTCGCCTTTTTTCCTCCCAAATAGTGACATTTGTCGCCTTTTCCGAATTTTCAGTTTTTGTATGGGGGTTGTAACCACCCATCCCGCCAGCAAACAAACCCCGACGGCACCCCCCTTAGACCCCCCCCCTGTAAAACGACGGGGTACGGGGTGATCATATAGCCGTTCACGGGCCCTGAGGGGCCGCAGGAGCGCGTTTGGTAGCAAACAGGTATGCTTACAGCCTTGAGGCGCGCTGGCGCCCTGACGGCAAGCGAGGGATCCTGCTGGCATGGTTGCGGCGGCAGTAGCGGCATTATACCTTATAGTACGCGTGTAATATAGTGGTAACGCCTTCTCTCCGGGCAGGGCGGGGGTTACAACAGCAATTATTTTTTTATGTGAGTAGTATATGTAGCTACGCAATATGGGAGCAACAGCAATTATTTTTTATGTGTGGATGGTTGCTTTAGTGACATCCAACCGCAATTATTTTTTTATGGCTGGTAGTGGTTGTTATATATCTAACCCTAATTATTTTTATATAACGGCTGCCTGATTTATCTCATTTTTGCGAAATTCTCATTCTTGTTTTTGCGAAATTCTCATTTTTGGGAAATTGCGGCGTGTTTGGCTTGTCTGGGTTGGACTGCATGTTGTGTTGTATGGGTTTTTTGGGGCTAATCATACTGCATGTTGTGGTAGGGCCGATTGTGCTTATGTTTGGCACGTTGTTTGCTTATGTTGTTGGCATGATATGCGACGATAATAAATGAGCAAAAAAAATAAAAAAAAAATCTTGCCGTGTATACGTGCTTATGTAGTATAGGCAATAGAAAACAGGGCACGCAAACCAAACCAAAGGAAAAGGGGAAAACATGAAAAGCTGTAAAAACTGTGAAAACTGGATCAGCGCTACCGCTGAATGTGCGATCGTGCTCAAAGCGTTGGTAAACGGATGGGTAGTCAGCCGCGAAATGAACAATGCATTAGCTGCTGATTGTGACGTGGAAAACGATTGTGATGAGTATAAATAAACGAAAGGGCAAAACATGAAAAACGAAATTAAAAAAGTACCTTATCAAAGAGACTCACACGAATTTACTGTAGCGGGGCCTTTACTGGAATTCAACGGGACTGTGAAACCATTTTTATCCCCGTTAGAAGCAATCCGTTTTTCATTGGAAAACCCTTTGCACGGAATAGTCCGTGTCGGGGGGAATTCTTTCGATAATCCTTTTCGCTACTTTCTAAACGGTAAAGAATACAAGGCAGCAGACTTATTTACAGATTGAAAGGCATGCAATCCATGACTG